AAAGCCACTTACTGCTGCGCCTGGTTGCTGTCCCCTGTTTTTACAGGAGCAGACGCATGAGTAAGTGGCCTTAATATTGTTGACAGCAACGACAACAGAGCAACTATATCACATCTCGATGACCTTACAAGTCCACCCTTCCTTTAGCTTAGCCCAACCATGAACCTCAATCTTCCACCCTGCTCTCAAGATAGCCGGAAGATGCTCACACTCGCTTATCTTCTTCACCCTGGCGTTGATATTGGCCCTGCTCGTTGTCTGCACCAGCAGCGTCTCTTCGTCTCTGAGACAAAGTATGTCTCCGATGCCAAATAAATCCTGGCGTATACGAGCCCACGGGTTCCAGTGCTCGACGATCTGGCATAAGTAACCGCGTTCACGAAGCGCAGCTAAAGACCTCTGAGTAGGACTTACCGACGAACGGCGTTTCTTTTTGGTATCAGCGGCAGAGATTGTCGTCACGATGACAGTCTTATGTGATTGATAAGCCTAAGATTACTCCATCGACACAAACAAACAGGAGCTAATGAAATGAACACAACGCACAATGGTTTCAGCAATACCGCCACTTGGATTGTTTTTCGTGACATGTTTTCAAACGTGATCCCTTACCAAATCATCGGTTGTGATCGCAAGCCTTCAATTGACGAACTTTCCAGGTCTTTGCGTTTCATTGCTGTTAACCAAGTGTTTGATACAACAGAAGAAGGCTTCGCTCGCGAATGCGCTCTCGGCTACCTTGAGAGCGTAAGTTTTTACGAGATCGCTAGCGTTATGTTTGAAAACTATTACGCAGGCACTGAAGTTACAAAAATGAAAGGGTCTTGGGTAAAAGGAACCGAGGAAGATGATGAGGATTACGAGTACATCCCTTCGGCAGAAGAACTTAGCTAACAACCAGGGGCTTCGGCCCCTATAGGAGCCAACATGGACGTACAGATCAAAACAGCAGATTACGAGAAGTTATGTATCAGTGACTACGAGCAAGACATTTGGATTTCCATCTGGCATATGAAAGCACACGCAGCTATACATCTCAACAAAGAACAAGTAACGCAACTTAGAGACGAACTTAACAAATACCTGGAGGCTGTATGAGCGTTGACTACGATGCTTGGTTAGATAGAAAACTTTACGAATACGATCTTGAAAGGGAAAGAGACTATGAACACCAACAACAGTTGGAACAACAGGAGTACGAACTTGACCAAGTACAAGCCGACGAGGAGTGACTGGATCTTATGCACAGCATTAGGGATTTGCTACGGAACACTGCTCTTCCTGTTCATAAAGTAACGGAGCCAAACATGAAATTCAACGAACTTAGAAAGATCAACGTAACCGATAAGGTCGAGAAGAAAAACGGACTTTCTTACCTCTCGTGGGCATGGGCTGTAGATACATTGTTGCAACACGATCCTACGGCTACTTGGGAGTACAAGCCACATCAGATGTGGAATGACACGGTCATGGTGTTTTGCGAAGTCAAAGCATTCGGTGTATCTCGCACTGCACAACTTCCTGTCATGGATCACCGTAACAAAGCGATCTCTAACCCTGACGCTTTCCAGGTCAATACGGCCATGCAAAGGTGTCTAGCAAAAGCCATTGGACTACATGGAATTGGGTTATACATCTATGTTGGAGAGGATTACCCAGAAGAAGATAAGCCTTCCGTAGACGACCACATAAAAACGCTCTCAGAGGCGAAAACAGTTGATGACTTGAAGGCAGCATTCACAGGCGCGTACAAGGTGTTTAAGAACGATCCTGATGCTATTAAACAAATCGACGCAGCTAAGGAACAGCGCAAGAAAGAACTGACGGAGATCAAATGAGTCAGATTCTCTCCATTGCCAAGCAATCTGGGGTTCTCATCTCACACCGAGATGAGTTCCTGAAGTCGGTGGAAAAGTTTGGACGGTTGATGCTCAACAAGTCTAAACCGCTAACGCCGACACAAACGGCTTACTTAACCGCACTCGATGACTGGATGTCACTCAACGATCTGGCTAACAAGTTTGGATGCACACCACAGAATGCGCTCAAGATGATTCGTGCTCTGGAGGCTCGCAAATTGGTAACAAAAGAAAAACTCTACAGGCAAGCCTGGGCTTACTACTACAAAAGAAAATGAACCTAAACACATTTGAAGAAGGACTGCTGGACTCGATACAGACAGAGCGTTGCAAGAAACTGCTTTGGTCTGTCATCCAACTGGCAGTCGATGATGCTTGCAAAGCACCCTACAAAACTAGGCCGACAGACGACACGATTACCGCACTCCGATTCCTATTCGGAGATCTTTACGAGTCTGGGCTCGACAATTACCTGATGTGGCTTGACGTTGACAGCAAAGAATTTAAGAGACGCATGGTCAACGCCATGTTCTCAGAGCGTCACGATAAGTTCACCGACTTTGAGAGACGAGCCTTTCGAGCTAACTACAACTGGTATCTGAGAAATGAGATCAATCCTAACGACTGAGACTGACCGCAGGAGGGTCATAGAGGCCATAGAAGCCACTGAACTAGGCTACATGGTAACTATCTCCAAACCGCCTCGCACAGCGGCCCAGAATCGGTTTTATTGGTCAATCCTGACAGCTTGCGCTGAACAGTTAATGGGCCAGCAATACACCCAGGACATCTGGCACGAGTGGGCTAAGACAAGGTTTTTACCCTCTCGTGTTGTTGAACTTCCTGGAGGCATCGTAAAAGAGATTGAGCCTTCTACCGCTTCGCTTACCGTGTCTGAGTTTTCTGATCTTGTAGAGCAGCTCCTCCAGTACGCAATCGAGAAGGGCTTAGTCTGGACAGACGAGATGAAGGACGCTGAACTTGACTTGAGGAAGATCAATGTACTCAAACAAAAAGTTGCTTGAGGCTTGCAGGCATCTGCCTTGCGGATCATGTTTCTGTGAGGACGGGACTGTAGTCGCCGCTCATAGGAACCAAGGCAAAGGCATGGGAATTAAGGTATCTGATGCTTTAGTAGCATCCCTGTGTTTTAAGTGTCACGCATACTTAGACCAGGGAAAAGAAATGTCTCGTGAAGAACGTCGAGACTTCTGGAACCAAGCGTACATAAACACAATTCAAGCAATGATCGAACGAGGGATACTAAAGGTGCAACATGGAACAAAGAACTGATGATTGGTTTAAGGCAAGGTTAGGGCATCTAACCGCTTCACGGGCCTCAGACGCGCTCGCGAAACCTGGTACGGCTACACGTAGGAACTACCAGATTCAACTCGTTACAGAGCGTTTGACGGGACTACAAAGCGATTCATTCACGAATGCAGCCATGCAATGGGGCACAGAACAGGAACCCGTTGCCAGGGCTGCCTACGAAGTCCATACAGGCCATTTCGTCGAGCAGACAGGGTTTCATGTTCACAAGTCAATAAAGTGGCTTGGAGCGAGTCCTGATGGGTTTGCAGGGTCTGGTTTGATTGAGATTAAGTGCCCCAACTCAAACACCCATGTCGATTACTTACTAGCAAAGGAGGTTCCAACCAAATACAAGCCACAAATGCTTACTCAAATGCTCGTGACAGGTAGAACTTGGTGCGACTTTGTATCGTTCGACCCAAGGCTTCCTGAACATCTACAGTTATTCGTCGTTCGTTACGAGCCAAAACCGGAAGAGCTAACCAAGATCGAGGCTGATCTGGTTGCCTTTCTCAACGAAGTTAATCAAATGGAGTTATCGTTATGCCAAAAGAACTAACAGGAAGTATCAGTAAGAACAAGAAGAAAGAGAAGGATGTTCACCCAGACTACCGAGGTTCAGCAATGATAAACGGGGTCGAGTTTTGGATCTCAGGATGGGTCAACGAGGGTTCCGACGGAAAGTATCTGGGGCTAAAGTTCCAGCAGAAAGACGGGGAAGTAAGATCAACCAAAGTCGATGACGACGATTCAGTGCCATTTTGATATGTTAAGCGTTCATCACCAAACTATGTTGAAAAAAGCGTTTGCAAAGCGTCCTGCAAACATTTCCGACGATTCTCCGGTGTTAGAGAGGGTCATTCACATCATTAAGTCTGAGGCTCCTGAGTGTTTCTGGAAGCCTACGGAGTTGGAAAAACGGAGGTTCTTCAATGCACCACGGCCAGGAACTCCTCACGAGGATGCGGTCTATCCGTTCCCGAAAGGCTTACTATGAGCAATTGGAAAGAGTTAATCGAGAATCAGACGAGGACAGAAAAGTTCAGACCCGTCGAGGAAATCTGGAGGGAGCGCGGGTGGATTCCACCGTCAACCGAGTGCCCAGACACAATGGCAAAACATAAGGCTTTTCGGGAGTGGTCGATCCGTGGAATCGTGGATCAACCTTATCAAGCAGGTTAAAAGTTCTGATGTTGAGGAGATAACGGCAGCGTATAACCAAGCGTTGCCGTTTGTCGTTCAAGACTGGGCAAAGATGATCTTAAAGTTAGCTAAAAGCAAACGACTTCCGATCATCGAGAAGATCGACAAGATTCACGGACAGAAGATCGGCCAGATGGTGCGAGACGAAGTTACCGCGCAACACCGCGACTCTTCTCGAAAGACCTCATCCCAGCAATCCCAAGCATCCCGCTCAAAATAACCCATAGAGCGTCGGTGTCAAGCATGGGAGGAGGTTTTACATCTTGCGGAACGATCTGTTCTGCTTGCATCCAAGTCCAAGCCCAGACTAAAAGCGGATAAGCAAGGAACTGATAGAACATCGCACCCGCACCAACCCAACCTATGGCAGGTCTCCAGCCAGCAACAAACATATTCTGGTTGGCAGCTTCGACCTTGTTGACTTCCATTTGACCAAGGTCTATTGCTTGGTCGATACGCTTGGCCTCTAGCTCAAGCTCCATACGCTCTTTGTCGGATGTGTGCAGGTCTCCGATGACTTTTCCGACCGAATCAACGATGGAAGAGATTCCGAGCAGGTTCATAGCTTGAGCGTCCTGTTAATCCAACCCAACATAAACTTCATCTGGCTTCTATCCCGCGTCACAATGTCACGATAACGAGCAATCTTTGCCAGCGCGTAATAGGCCACAAAAAGCTCAGGATTGGCTTGGTTGAGTGCAGATATAGTCTTAGGGCCTATAACGCCATCTGGAGCCGTTTTAACGCATATCTGGGCAAGTTTGATAGACACGGGTACGCCAGCATTGACAGCAAAGTTAAAGATGGACGAGGCTATAACGTCATGCGTTAAATCATCGCCTTTAATCTTGTCCCAAAAGTTATCTTTATAGAAGTCTCGGACTAGTTGTGTCGGAGGTGTTTCTTGGTAATCAATGTGATTCCAGCCCTCCCATTTAGGGTGCATCTTGCGAGCAATACCAGCATAGGTCTGGCCGCCTCGGTCTCCCTGGACTTCGTGAAGGACATAACCTCCCTCGTCCTCCATCATCTTGTCGAACGCTTGTTCAAAGTTAGCCAACTGCCGCTCCTCGGAAATACGCTGTTCCCTCGATAACTTCAACGAGTTCAGGAGGTAAGAGTAGACCATCTCTGAAACACAAGACGGAAAAGCCTTGACACCAAGGGACGGGATTATCTTCGATGTAAGTGAACTGATTACCATCAGGATCGGCGAGCATCCCTGTAGATACACCGTATCTACGCCCTCGATAGTCTCCCCATCCTTTGACTTCCAAAAGATGAGTATGCCCTGAGACAGTAGAGATGCCTGCCTTCAAAGTATTGTTGTAGCCAGAATGGATACCTGAGTGCTGGAGTCTATGCTTAATCATGCAGATGTCATTGACCATAACTGACCAACTGACAGACCACTCCGGTAGATGATCTTTAAGTGTCGTTCCTTGGATACCTTTGTACTCAGGAACAGATCCAGCTAATCTTTTGTCAAACCGTATGTCATGGTTGCCTGTGGTTCTATGTAAGAAAGTACCCAAACCTTTACAGGCCTTGACGATCTGATCCATATGCCATTGAACTGCTTCGAGTTCATCACGCAGACTTGTGACTGGCTCCCAATCCATAGGGCCATACTTGGAGATTGTTCCCCCGTCGAGAATATCTCCGTTTGCGATAATCGCTTTGGGTTTTAGGATTTTGATGAGTTTTAAGAGGGCATTGAACCCCGCGGAAGGTTCTCCAGGCATGAAGTGAGCGTCAGAGAATACGATCACATAGCCTTCAGTTTCTAGCGTCGCTCGTCTACGATTTTCAGGTAAGGTAAAACGAGCGTCTTTTGTTGGAAGAAGGATGTTGTATTTCTTCTCGATTGCCCTTCGTCGCTCGTAAACATTGCGAAGAGTAAGACCGATACGGTCTGAAATCTTCGTTGGGCTTCCTAGTTCTTTCCAGACTCTGATGAACTCTTCATCTTCTGACTTTTTTCTCACGCCAAGCTCCGCGCTCTATGCTCTGGATCATCTTGCGCGGAATCACCAAAGACTGAGCAATTGCGTCGTCAGTCAATGACTG